GTTGTCTCTTGTAAACAATCCACTACCCATAATAGCACCGCCTTGTATACTGTTTTCAACCGATTTAGCTATTTTTATATGATATTCACCTTTATACATACAAATCATTGTAATGTATCTAGTATTTATTAAATCATGTGCGAGTCGGAGAAATTTAGACATTTTATTGTATTTATAATATAATATGTTGTTAATTCTAAGTATTTTTATAATATTGTTTTCTATTGTTCTTTACATTTTTTTTTAGAAAACCCATTTAGAAATACTATTATATATTATACTAGAAACAACAATGAGTCCAACCCTTTGTACTGCGTACTTGGAGTTAATCATCGGCCCTATGTTTTCCGGCAAGACCAGTCGTCTAGTTGACATTTACAAACAGTGTAAGTTTTGTAATATCCCAGTCGCAGTTGTAAACCACTGTATTGACGACCGTTATCATGATACATTACTTTCAACACACGATAAGGTAATGATTCCTTGTATTAAAACGGATACTCTAACAAATGTTCTAACGAATATTCAGGATGCACAAGTTGTAATCATCAATGAGGGGCAATTCTTTGCCGATTTACATGAAGTTGTTGTTAGTTTGTTGTCTTCCGGAAAGAAAGTTTATGTTGGTGGATTAGATGGAGATTTTGAACGCAAGAAGTTTGGACAGATTTTAGATTTGATACCTTTGTCAGACAAGGTGACCAAATTGGCGTCATTGTGTAGTATTTGTAAAGATGGGACTCCTGGTATATTTTCAAAGCGAATCACAAGAGAAACAGAGCAGACTGTAGTAGGGTCTGATAATTATATTCCGGTTTGCAGAAAATGCTTTTAATATTTAATTTTAATATATATTTATTGGTTTATTGATAAATGAAAAAATATATATTAAAATGATTTAAATTAATGATTACAATTAATATACAACTAACAATGCCAAGAAAGTCTACTTTAATCACTCCTGATACTCCTATAATTGAGACTAAACCGAATGTTGAAAAAGTTGAAAAAACTAAAAAAACAAGAGCTACAAAGAAGACAAAAGAAGTTAAACAAGAAAAAGAGGTAAAAGTTTTAGAACCTGAAGTAAAGGTTTTAGAACCCGTAAAACCTAAGCGAGGTAGAAAGTCCAAGGCAGAATTATTAGCTGCTTTAAATAATAAAGCAAATACAATTCAGTTGCATGTTAAAGAAATAGTTAAAGAATCTGAAACGACCATCACATTAGCATCTGAATTAGCATCAGAAGAGAAAAATGTGATTATCAAACAAGAACAAAACACAGTAGTAAACGAAGTAACAGTAGTAAACGGAGTAACAGTAGTAAACGGAGTAACAGTAGTAAACGGAGTAACAGTAGTAAACGGAGTAACAGTAGTAAACGGAGTAACAGTAGTAAACGGAGAAACAGTAGTAAACGGAGAAACAGAAGAAGCAGAACAATTAGAAGTAGAAGAAGAACAAGTAGGAGAAGAGAAAAAAACTGCCAAGAAACGTGGTCGTAAGCCAAAAGGCGGCAAAATCATTCAAAACATTGTAGCAACTGAGACACAAAAAATAGATAAGCCAAACGTTATCTTACATCTAAAATGCTCTATGAAAGACCTTCAGCAATCCAATGCTAATGTAGTTGAATCTTATAATTTTAATTTAGGCGAACTCAAATACGATTTAATAAACAATAAAAGTGACAGTATATTAAAAAGTTCTTTAAAAAATTCGCTGGTAAATGCGCCATCCTCTATCACTAACCCAATTAATGACATCAAAGGCTTTAATATTATGGCTTCTCATTCACATTCCAATTTAGACATTGATTTGTCCAAAAATAATTACACAAATTATGAATCTTGCGAGGAATCTGACGAAGACTATTCGGACAACAAAGGCAACGCAAAGGATGTTTGGCGCAAGTTGAAGCAGCTTGAGCACAATTTACACATTAACAATGTTAATAATAAGAAGTCTGCGTGCTTTTGGTGCACGTGTGACTTTGACAATCCCCCGATTTACGTGCCCAAGCATTACATCAATGGCACATATCACGTTTATGGTTGCTTTTGTAGTCCGGAATGCGGCGTTGCGCATCTAATGAATGAGCCAATTGATAGCTCAGCAAAGTTTGAGCGCTACCATTTATTAAACCATATTTATTCAAAGATTTACGACTATAAGAAGAACATTAAGCCGGCGCCGAATCCGTATTATATGTTAGAGAAGTTTTATGGTAATTTGTCTATCCAGGAATACAGGTCTTTGCTAAGGAATGAGCGTCTGTTTCTAATTGTGGATAAGCCGTTAACGCGAATTTTGCCGGAGCTTCATGAGGACAATGATGAGTTCATATTGAATAATAAGATAATTGCTAGTAATAATTACCAATTAAAGTCGCGGATGCAGAAAAAGCCGAATAAAGGGTTAATTATGAATGAAAAATTTGGTATGGCTGTGTAAAATGATTAAAAAATAAATATATGTATATATTAAAATGTCAGGACAAGGAGAAATAACTATGGAAGACCTTGATAAATTTGTTTCACATTTTAATTTAAGATATGGGAATTTGGAATCATTTTACAAGAGAACCTGGATGGATTATGTTAGTAATCCTCAAGAATTTATAACAGATTTTGCTTCAAGTGGAGATGAAGAAACTTATAATTTTTTATTGGCATTAAATAATTTTTATAATACCATTCCTAAAAAACGAGAACTGTTTAAACAATATGATGCTTTTAAAAAACAACAAATGTCAATGACTCGTATGGATAATGATAATGATTATGATTATGATTATGATGATGATGATTTTAATAATAGTATTAGTAGCCGAGCAAAGGCAGCTCAAAATAGTAACACTCTTGAAAATATAAATCTTGGAAATAATAATTCTTCATTTTCAGTATTTTCAAAACAGGATAGTATACGTAGTCAAGATTCTAACGATTCTAATGATTTTAATGCGTCTGGTATTTCTGATTCTACTATTGCTAATTTGAGCAGAAAAAGAAACGCGCTGCAAAGTAATCTCATTCCACATCGTGATACTAAAAAAGCAGGATTGGATAGTAGTAAAAAAACTAGTGTAGATGTATTATATTACCATGCTATAAGCCGTAAATTAAAAACAAAAATAGCTCTTGCAAAAAAACTAAATATTACAGACCTGGAAAAAGAAAATGTTGTATTAAAAAAAGTCATTGAAGAACCAGATTTATTAGTAGACGATAATGAAATAACTGTATTAGAAAAAACTATTGATAACTTAAATTTAAAAATAAATAATGCTATTGTATTATCATTAAGTTCATTAATGAGTTCTTTAAAACCAAGAAATTCTTTTCAACAAGAAATTGTTCATGTGTTGGGAATTTATATTGATATGATGTTAGGAAATTATGTTGATGATGAAGAAGAAAAGGAAGAGGATGATGAAGAAGATGATGAAGAAGAAGAAAAGGATGATGATAAAAAATATGAATTTAGTCTGTTAACTGTGTTTGAAGGATTGAGCACGTTACTAGAAAATATACAAAAATCCAGAAAAGAAATATCAAATAGAGTACCAAATAAATTTTTAGGAGTCACCCAAGTAAAAAGTGCTGTAATGGTGGAGGCGAATGAGGAGGATAATCCACAGGAGAATTCAGAGGAGAATTCATCAAATATATATTTTTTGAGTTTGTCTATAAAACTAATAAGTCCTATTGTAAATTTATTGAAAGATATTAAAATATCATTTTATAGTCCATTGTATGAAAATCCAACTAATATAGATTATGCTACTGCACAATTGGATATATTAAAAAAAATTATTAGTAATATAGATGATAGCAACAGCAATATTAGCAGTAAAATTAGTAGCAGTAAAATTAGTAGTAGTAGCAACAGTAGTAGCAACAGTAATAGCAATAGTAATAGTAACAGTAATAGTTTAGGCATGGCGACGGATATCAATAGTAATAGTAATAGTAACAGTAATAGCAATCCTTATGGAGAGTTTTTAAACAGAATAAAAGAATTAAGATTAGCGCAACCGATATTTGGTGTGCCTCAAGGAATTTTAGATAGTTTATCTAAAATAAGTTTAACTGATACTCCTAGTGCTATGGCTTTAGATGTTGCTGAAAATTTTGATGAATTTTATTTTACTGAAGAAGAAAACGCAGCAGCTACGGCTAGTAATAGTAATAGTAATAATAGTAGTAGTAGTAATAGTAGTAATAGTATAGAAGAAGAAGAAGAAGATGAAATCTTTGGTAGTCGCTTAAAAAACACATTTTTGGGTGGTGGAGAATTTTTTACAGGAATGCCTGATTTTGATACTATTACTCCTAATATGTATAGAAAATTTAGTGATAATGAAATTTTATGGATAACACTAATAGCACAGGAAACGACCAGTATGGGTATTAGATATGAATTATTAAAAATAATAAATGTATATTGGATTACACGTTTAAATGATTTGAATGATTTATTTATTATGTTCTCAAGTGAAAACAGCTTGGAAAATAAAATGCTTTTAAATTATGTTAATTGTATTGAAAGCATAATGAATAATGTAATAAAAAGACTAGTAATGGATGAGATTCCCAATGATGTGGCTCCTCCTGTAGCAGCTGGTATTGCCGCAATGGCTCCAGGCTTGGCTGGTAATTTTTACGAAGAAGTATTTGTTGATGAATCTCAAGAGAATCCAGTTGTTGTTAATAGAGATAATGAAACCAAAATGAATGACGATGATGGTAACATTGGGTTGTCTAACTTTAAAAACTTTGATAACTATGGCTCATCACCCAATTGGGTAGGGGATATGGATTCATATGGTGGTGGTATGGTCGGCGGTGAAATAAGAGCAGCTTGTGATGGAGGACCTTTTATTGAATATCTTGGCGACGGTGCTGCCGAATATTATAGAGATGATATTGTGAGTGGATTAGCCAATGTTGATAATAGAATTTTGTTCGTAGCATTTTTAGCTGCATCACTAGCTAAAACAAAAGACGAATTAAGCCACGATTTTTTGCCATATTTGAAAGGAATGGTTCATACTTTGGTAGCAAATAATTATGACCCAGTAATACAAGTATTTTTTAATAATTTAAACCCTGACCCCGTAGCTAATCCAGATGCTCAAAAAATAAAGGAATTTATAAGAGAATTGATTTCAAAAACGGTTGTAGCAGATGGTGAATGGAATTATTATACATCGGTGTTAAAATTTATTGATGAGAAATGTAGTAAGATAAATAGTGTAAATATTGTAATGATTGCGAATACTCAAAAATATCCGTATTTATCGGGATTACCTTCTAATGGATATTTGTGGCAATTTAGTGGTGCTGGCGATGATGATGAAGAGGGTGATAGTCTGTATCTTTATAAAGAGTTGGATGGAAATATTATAAAAGTGGATGAAGGTAAATTTTCAGATGCGTCGTTAATTTTTTGTCCAGATAATGCAACCGCTGCACGTAAATTAATACCAACAAGGAAACAACAGAATAACACAGCTAATGGTAATGTTTCAGTTACAGTTCCAGGAAAAGAAGGTATCAATGTTGTGTCAAATGTTTGTATAACTAATTTTAAAGACTCAAATTTTCCGTTGCGTTTTGGAGCTGGATTATTAGACCCGGCAAATCAAAATCCTATACCAAAAATTAAATTTTCTGGACTAGACGCAAATGATGAAATAGCAAAAATTGTAATAGTTCCTCCTGGCGTAAAAGGTTTAGATGGCGCTCCTATTCAAATGGACGATATTGGCAGGTTTAGAGCCTTAATTGCTCAAATACAAGCAGAGCAAGATATTAATTTGCAAAATTCCAGATATGCCAGAGTATTTATGACAAGTGGAATTAATAACTTTATGGCAATGTTTGGAATTCAAGATGGATTTATTTCATTTGTAGAACCTCCTGTTGCTGCTGCTGCTGCTGGTGGCGGTTTTAATCCAGCAGCTATGAATATTAGTTTTACTGAAGAAGGAGATAAATATACTGGCATTCGTTTTAATTTAACAGCATCAGCAACCGGCGCGGCGGCAGTAGACATTACTCTTATGACAGGTAAAGGTAAATATGTTAAATCTGATACAACAATTGATAATGTTTCTGATTTTATATTATATATTCAAAATGCTGGTATATATATTACTGGAGTAGACATTGGTATTTGTCCTGTAGACATTTTTGGAGTTCAATGGGCGTCATGGGTCAGATTACATAAATTTGCAAAAGCAATATATGATAGAATACCAGAAGCAATTAGGATTCAAATTGGAGCACAAATGGGAAATGTAATTCAAAATGTTGTAGCACAACGAATGATAATACAAATAATTATCACATTAAAGTCATTCGGAGACTCATTTCAAATAGATTATGTTAAAGATTTATCAGAATATTTGAAAACTAATTATAATTTGATTATATCTATTCGTTCAACGGACAAAAATGTTGGTGGCGAATCAATATTAAAGTCTTGCCCATTTTGGTTAATAGGAACAGGCATTAGACCTCATTATGATTATTATATGAAATATATCAGTTTCTTTGGTAAAGATGAATTTAAGGCATCATTACCCCTCCCGCAAACATCACCAGTTTTTGCAGCAAAAAAAGCTGCGGCAGATGCGGCAGGACTAAGTATAAAACCTATTACCAATGGTTTAAAATCTAATTGTATAGAATACAATCCGATACAAACAATAACAACAAACAATAGTTTGGCTTCACCTGAAACTATAATAGAAGAAGTTATTAGTGTGTTAATTTCAATAAATTCATTATATCCAGCACCACCAGCACCACCAGCACCAGGAGGTATGGAAGTAGCAGAAGTAGCACCACTAGCAGCAGCAGACCAGGTGATACCCCATGAACAACAGCAAGTATTTGAGGGACTATTGTTAGTTACATTAAACCTTAGAATTTTAACACCAATAGCTACGCAAACAATATTTACAACAATAGCATCGTCTGGTATAATAATAGAATACCCAGAAATAAGACAAATGCAAGTGCAACTACAACCAGTTGCCTTTCAAAATCCAGATATAGACCCAAATATGGTTTTAGGTGGTAAAAAAATAAAAAATAAAATTCAAGTTGGTGGTAAACCATTGGAAGAAGTCACAATGAAACATTTATCCGAATTACTAAATATGCTGATAACAATTAGAAATATAACTAGTGTTATCCAAGATGATGTTCAGTTTAGCATTTTTGAAAAAATAAATAATATTTCAACAATATTGAAAGTCAAGCAAAAATTTTTAGTATCTACTTTTGCGGTTTATGATGTATCAAAAAAACAAGGACAATTAGAAACAGTGATAAACAATGTAAAGGCAGCAGCTATTGCCGCAGCTCCTTTTCCACCTGAATATAGTCAATTTGCTAGTAAATACTTAATACCACCAATTAATCAAAGAATGGAAGGTTTGAAAACAGAATATACACGTAAATTATCAGAATCTGCCGATGAAATTAACCAAATAGTTAAAGATGCAGCCAAAGTTGTTGAAATTAAAGGTGAAAGACAGGGTAGTGGTAGAGCAGCAGCAGCAGCAGCAGTTCAAAGACTTGAAGATATTAAAAGGGATGATATAACAGCTGGAGTAAACTCTAAAACTGCGATTACCGAAAGATTTAAAGAAACACTAGAAAATATAAAAACTAGTTATCATGATTTTTTAGAAGTGTTGTCTTTCAGAGATAGACCGCCAACAAAGGCTCAACAACAACAACGAGCGAATAAGGAAAAATTAATAGCAGAATTAGAACAAAAAATAATAACCGAAAATGCCAAAAACGCTGATTTAATTGCTAGTAAAGTAGCTGAAAAAATGGAAAAGGATAATCCTGTTAAACAACGTGCTTATATTTTAAACTTATATGAAAAAGGATGTCAATGGTTTGAAAGCCAAACACAATTATTTAAAACAACGTTAGGAATGAATATTATTCATAAAACCGAGGTAATATCATTAGCAAATCCTAATTTGTCAATTGGAGGTAAAAATAATTATAAACCAAAGAGAAAAACCAAAAAACATTATAGGAAACAATACAATACAAAGAAGAAACACGCAAGACGTTTTATAAAAAAGACTAAATTGAATAAAAGAAAAGTATCAAGGCAATCTAGAAGTAAAAACTAATACTCCTGTAAACCAGATAAAATCAAATTATAAAATAATCTAATACAGTTATTTTATAATATTTAATTACCATTCTTTAATTTCTCATTTTCATCCGATTCAGTCAGATTTGTAATCACCTGCTCAATATTCACCGGGTTCTTCTCCCTGTATTCCTTCATTGAGCTGTCTAACGAGTGGCGAATTTGCTTATATATTTCTTGATTTATTGACTTGATTTTGGTGTCTGTCTTTTTTTCAGGAATACCCATATAATCTTTTAACACACGAAACACATCATTGTTAAATTCTTGCAACTTGGCTGCTGCCTTTTCTTCTGTGTAGTCAGTTTGTGCTAAAACCTTTTTTATTAGGTCACTATTTCTGTTATCCATCTATATAACTAGTTTAAATATTTTTTAAATCATATTAAACGAATAGCGTTATAGTATATTATAACAAGAAATGTCCCAATTATCACAAAATTTAGAAAGATTAATACAAATGATTAGCATTGAGCAGTTGCTTGGATTAGTAAAACAACATAATGACAATAAGTCTGATACAGATATATTGACTACGCCAATTGTGAAAAAAGTTGTCAAGGCTTATGAAGATGAGCTCAATACATTAAATAATGTAACTCCTATAAAGGATTATAGTGAAGACATTGCTAAAATTCACGAACAACTTGCATCTATTAATAATACCTTGGCACAATTATCTGAGGTAATTAAGAGTATTGCGACTACAAATATGACTACAAATATAAATAATCAAAAGACTTCTAATAATGAAGAGCATATTCAATTAAAAATAGAAGAAATAAAGGTTGATGTAGTTGTAAAAGCAGAAGTAAGCGAAGCAGAAGAAGAAGAAGAAGTAAGCGACGCAGAAGAAGAAGAAGTAAGCGACGCAGAAGAAGATGAAATTGTGATAGAAAGTGATTTGGAAGAAGAACTGAGCGAAGCAGAAGCAGAAGTAGAAGAAGAAGTAAGCGAAGAAATAGCAGTTTTAAGCAGCGCAGTAGAAGAAGATGATATAAGTGATTCTGAGGAAGAAGAAGAATCTGAAAAAGAAATTTCTGATTCTGAGGAAGAGGAACGTGAAGCGACTGAAAGCAAGGCAGAAAAAGTAGAAGAAGAAGAGGAAGAGGTATTTGAAATTGAGATTGATGACGTAACCTATTATGCTACCAATGAAGAAAATGGAATTCTATACGAAGTAGACGACGATGGGGAGGTTGGCAAGCAAGTCGGAGTAATCAAAGACGGAGAACCAATCTTCTCTTAAACCTTATAAAAAAGAATTAAAATATACCAATAATATAAGAAATTAATTATCAATGGATTCTATTTGCCCCCCAGCACTTATTTATTTAGCATTCTCATTGACACAAATTATTATAGATACATTTAAAGGCTTATACAATACCGCATTTTTCAAATTTATTGTCATGATTACTATTACATTTCTGTTAAACGCGCTTTGTCAAGGTGGTATGTCAATAATATCATGGATAATCGTATTTATTCCGTTTATGTTTATGACGGTAATAGTTACCATATTGTTATATGTCTTTGGACTAGATGCAGCAACTGGAACCTTAAAATTTAAATGTGACGATAATTCAAAAACTAATTCAAATTCAAACTCAAATCTGATTTACAGTAGTAGTAACAATAGTAGTAACAGTAGTAATAACAATAGTAACAATAGTAATAACAGTAGTAGTAACATAACAACATCTACGCAAGCGCCATCAGGAAGTTCCGACCCACAATTCCAATAAATAAAATTAAAACGATTTAAATAATATATATGTATGTATATTATTAAAATGCTATATAAAACATTTCTTACGATTATTGCCTTGATATTCGGTATACATTTTTATAAAAACCAATATCCAAGTGATTTTGACTTAATAATATCTCAAATTTCAGATGGGCTTCAAAAAAATGAAACATTGAAACCATATTTGCCTCTTGTGTCTAGATTGCTATACAAAGCTATTTATGTTTATAGTCTTTTTCAAGTTGGGTTAAATAAAACAATACAGTTTTGCATCCCTTATATCCAAGAGGGTTCCAAAAGAGTTACAGGTTTAATGTCTAAGTCAACACCACCAATAATAACAACAAATAAACTCATTACTAATTCTTTAGTAACCAGTGAATACGACCTGGTTTTGATAAAATCATTTACAAACGATATGATAATTTTAGACAAAGTCCCGGATAATTTACATAATATAAAGTATGAAATTTCCGATATCCGTTTTTTGGCATTATATCTGAAAAATAAGGAGCAAACTCATATTATAGATTTGTTTAACAAAGACATAAATTACTATGTTGTTGATAATATTTTTGATTCTAAATTTTTCAAATATTACTTGAAGAATGTATTGAATATAAGTATGGACAATGATAAGCTATTTTCGTATACATTGGAGCTGATGGACCAAAATGTGTCAATGGTATATTTGAATGAAACACAAAGTATTGTTATAAAGAAGGATGGCTACTCAATAACAAATCAGACAGAAGATAAAAAAGAAACAGAAGAACAAAAAGAAACAGAGAAAGAATTAGAAGAAGATGTACAAAATGAAATAGAAAAAGAATTAGAAGAAGAATCCGAACCAAAAGTAATTATTGAAAAAAGCTTTGATACTGAATGTATTTATTATTAATAATAAATTAAAATCATTTAAAAAAATTGATTTAATATAAGTATAATGGTGACTCTGGAAAAAGCAATAACAATGGAACTTGAAACCAGCAGCAACAGCAGTAGTAGTATCAGCAGTAAGAGTGTATTCCTACCTTTAAAAAAGAGGTGGAATTTGTGGGCACATTTACCCCACGACACTGATTGGTCAACGAAGAGTTACAAACAAATATATACATTTTCAACAGTAGAAGAGACAATCGCCATTACGGAGCGCCTTCCGGAGCCATTAATAAAAAACTGTATGTTGTTTATTATGCAAGAAGGTATAATTCCTATGTGGGAAGACCCGAAGAATAGAAATGGTGGTTGCTTTTCATACAAAGTATCCAACAAAAATGTTTGCGATGTTTGGAAAGAGTTGACGTATTTATTAGTTGGGGAAAGCGTAAGCAGCAATGTTCAATTTGTTAATGCTGTAACCGGTATCACCATTTCACCAAAAAAAAATTTCTGTATCATTAAAATCTGGATGACAAATTGCGACCATCAGAATCCTGGGGTTGTCACAACGGACATCAATTGGCTCGTGTCGCAAGGGTGTTTATTTAAGAAACATAGTCCAGAATTTTAAACCCTTTTAAGCGACTGTTATAAGTGAAACGAAAAAGCGCATTAGAAAATAAAAACCAAATAAAACCATTTAAATATTTAACAATAATTAAAATATAATGAAGTATCCTTTTATTATATTTTACAGAGAGGACAAAGACTCAGCTTTAGACCAGTTTTTTTTTGAAAATAACGCACTTTTAAACTGTACTGTTCATATAACTAACAAAATTTCAAAAATGAACCGAATATATAGTGCCAATTACCATTTATTAATTACATTGCATAATGAAATAGCACATGAAATAGACGTTGATATCAAAGAAATTTCTGATAACAAAAAATATATCAAACTAACAAAATCGGACTTTTCAGATGTAAAAATATTTAATGATTTAGTCAATAACCGTTTCATTTTGAATTGTTCATTAGACAGGTCCTATTTGCGACCAGTTTTTTCACTATTTACCTCGTCATTTAATTCTTATGAAAAAATAATTCGCGCTTACAATAGCATTAAAAAGCAGACACTAGAAAATTGGGAATGGGTTATTATTGATGATTCACCAGACGACAAGCATTTTTTATTTTTGAAAAAGAATTTGTCACACGATTGTCGCATCCGAATGTATAAACGCAGTGAAAACAGCGGAAGTATTGGAAACGTTAAGAACGAAGCTGTATCTTTATGCCGAGGCAACTATGTTTTAGAGATGGACCACGATGACGAAATATTGCCGACTGTATTGGAGGACGCTACTAACGTTTTTTCTAAAAATGAAGAAATTGGGTTTATATATATGGACTTCATTAATATTTATGAAAATGGCGATAACTTTAAATATGGAGACCATATTTGTAAAGGATATGGTTCCTATTATTGTCAAAAATACAATGGCAAATGGGCATATGTATACAATACACCTAATATAAATAACATCACATTGTCGCATCTAGTTTGCTGTCCAAATCATCCGCGAATTTGGCGCCGAGACCTGCTTCTAAAATTAGGTAATTATTGTGAGAATTTGCCGATTTGTGACGACTATGAGATTCTACTTAGAACCGCGATAAATTGTAAAATGGCGAAAATCCCGAAACTGGGTTACGTGCAATATATGAATAATTCAAATAACAATTTCTCTTTAATCAGAAATGGAGAAATCAACCGAATTGGTCCGCAATATATCAGTCCAATTTATTACAAAGAATACAATATTGCTGACAAGATGGCTGAACTTGGAGCATACGAAGACCCATTTGCGAATGATACGAGAAATAATGTACAAATTTGGACTAGGGATAAAACTTATGTTCATAAATATTGCAATTTGTTAGTTAATATGGATTTCAAAAGGCAAATATGTATTGTTGGTCTAGACAGTCTTATTTTGAATTTGGAATATATAAAAGTTTTGTATAATGATGATGAAACTGATTTCATCTTGTTAGATAATAAGTGTCCTATTGAGTATTTATGGAAGCAATTGGATAGCTACGGTTTTGATAGAATGAAGTGTTATTCTTTTATAGATGTTGATTCAGATTTGTTAGTTCGTTATTTTAAAACAACATATTTATCAACAGAAGAATATGAAATTGTAAAAACAGGTTATATTAATAGACCAAAATACAATACACAATTTACAAATAGAAGTCATGCAATTAATTCTGTAACACATCCAGATGCAAAGTATTTGGAAATTGGAGTGGAGTATGGTCAGACATTTTTACAAACGCATTTCAAACCGGAGAATAAAATGGGAGTTGACCCGGACCCTAAATTTGACGTTTTAAATAAAGAATTCCAGTTTTCAAAAAGCACTTCGGATGACTTTTTTAAAGACAATACTTTAAATGAGACAAAATATGACGCAATATTTATTGACGGTATGCATCAGTCTGAGTATTTTCTAAGAGACTTTAGCAACAGTGTCAAAGTATTAGAAAAGGATGGGTCTATATTTATAGACGATATTTTGCCTTTAACCTACAATGAACAACTAAAAATACCCAGAAAGCATTATTATGAAAATGGTATATTAAAATATGGAGAAGAATGGACAGGTGATATTTGGAAAGTAGTGTATCATATTTTGAAAAATTATCTTAATAATTTAGAAGAATATAAATATTTCTATAATGCAAATTATAGGGGT